GCTGGACCCATGCCCACAATTTCACTAATTACGGATTCGTCTGCTCCAGCCTTGCGAAGTTTAGCCAAGTTACCTGCAAAGCCTCGCGCAGCGTTTACAATGCGTCTCATTTTGTTGATAACAACATCTACGTTGAATACGCTATTTTCATCATCGCCAAAAGTACCGAAAGCAAGTCCAATACTGTCTCTAAACTTTTCTGCTGTTCCCTGAATCTTCTTGATTTGGTCCTGCAGTGCTGTATTGACTGCTTTACCTGCAGCCTTTATTTTGCTGATAGTAGCACCAGTTCTAGAAGTGCCCGGAGCGTCAGTAGTGATAGGTTTAGGGATTTGTTTGTTTTGTGTTTCAGCCTCATCAGGAATGAGGAAGTCCACCAAGAAACCAGCACCAACCAGCAAAGCACCAAGACCAGTAGTTATGAGAGCAGTCCTAAGAAGCTTCGTCGCAGTGGTCGCAGCAATAACTCCAGAGGTATAAAGACCTACGATGCCTGTAGCTAGTCCCCAACCTGTTCTAAGAATAGCCAATTCAATGACAGCGACTTTGATTAGGTCAATGTTTTCAATAAGGAACTTTGTACCTGCGGCAATAGCTTCACCCATCTTTACAAAGCCATCGACCAACTGCTGGACATTTTCTTGACCGGCTGGACTGGCTAAGTATTCGCTAAAGTCTTCTAGTGCTGGAAGTAATGCTGTTCCTACAGTTTCCTGTATCTCTGCGAAAATAACTTCAAGACGCTTGTATGGGTCTAAGTTTGCGGCTGCCTCAGCAGAACCCTTGAACTGTTCATTTAACTGTTCCATAAAGTTAGTGCCATCTTTGATAGATGGAAGCAACTTACGAAGTGAGCCAGTCTGCCCATTGTATGCTTTAGAGATAGCGTTAGTGACTGTGTTTAGGTCTTTACCTGTACCAGCAGAAACATCTAGAGCAGTGTTTAGAAGTGCCTGCCCATCAGCAAGTGACCCAGTGGCTCTAACAGCAGTAGCAAGGGCTGGTCTAAGTTCATCATCTAATACAGCAGTTTGTAACTGTGTGTTCTTGATAAATAGTTCTGCTCCAGCAATAGCCGAATCAGTAGCCCCGACCGTGTTGCGAAGTGCATTTGCTAAAAGTCCCTGAGCCTTGCGGTCATCAGATGCAGCTTTAGTGGCTTTCTTTAGTTCATTAGTTAGAGTCGCAATTCCAAGACCTAAACCTAGGGCTCCAAGGGACCTGTTTACATTTGCCCCAACTTGCTTGGCAGTGCGCTCAAACTTACGGAGACTCGCATTGGCAGCGACAGCAGTCTTATCAAGTTTATTGTTACCAATAAAATTGACTACTAGATTCTGTGCCATCAGTCAGTTCCTTTATCTCTTAGCGCATCTATTACAGCCCTGTATTCTCGCAAAGTCATTTCCTTAGCTTCAGAAAGGCTTAGACCTGCGTGGACAACCATGAACGCTATTCGTTCGGCTGCAACATCAGCAACTATTCTTTTGTGTTATCACCAGCAAACAATGCGTTAGCCTCTGTCATGGAGAGGTTTCCTGCCTGTTCGATAGTGAAGTTTGGGTCAATTCTTTTCTTCATTACGAAGATGATTGCTTTCATAGCCTTTCCTTTAGGCTGTCCAGCATCCATAAGTTGGTCGATAGATGAACCTGTGATTAGTTCAATCTGCTCAACTTCATTTAGGGTTAGTGATTCGAAGTCAAATACATTGGTGGTCATTTAGTTGCTCCCGGTAAGTTGTCGATTGTTTGTCGCATTAGACGCTCATAGTTTTCGAGTATCTCCTGCTTTGTATAGCCTAATGCCTCACTAAAGAAAGGCTGTGGTCTAATCCCCCTGTAAGTTCCGGGTCTTAGTTTTCCTCTATGAGCACTAGATACCACTAGCCAACCCCAGTGAATTGGGTTAGCGTAAGGTACACGTTTGCCACCAGCTTGAACACTTCCACCAGACTGAATACGTCTAGGTCTCATGCTTTCTGATAGCGCACCTGTTTTGACTGGAACCAGTGACTTGGCTTGGCGAATCAAGATGAGAGCACCCTGATAGCCGGGCTCAGTTAGAACTTCACGGGTTGCCCCTAGTTCTTTCATTGCCTTGACTGTCAGAGAGAGATTCTCGACACCGATTCCAGTCTCCACAGAGAAACTAACTAAACAGCTGTTTTTACAGTTACACCGTAGTAAACAGGTGGAGTAGTTGCTGGAGTGTGAACAGCGTTCTTTACAGTTAGAGTCACACTGAACTTCACAATTTCACCTGAGTTTAGGCTTAGTGGTGGCAACTGGTCGAATACGACTGTGCCTGTGTAGTGTGGCTGTGTGGTGCTAGGGCTAGCGTTTCCGTTAGGTGCGATAGTAAACGCAACTTCGGTTCCAAAGTTAGACCATAGAACACGGTATAGAGATGTTGCGTCGCCAGAGGTTAGACCGTCTAGCTGCAACTTCCATTCGCCACCTACACGAACTTCACAGAAAGTCTGGACATCGCCCGGAGCATCGTTAAGAGTTAGTTCGATTAGGTTAGCGTCACAGTTGTATTCTGTTGTACCAATCTTGAAAAGAATGTTTTGTGCTTTGATTCTGGTTGATGCTGGCATCATTTTTCCTTTGTTATAGAGTTATAGATAAGTCGATGTTTAGGTCAGTAGCAAGATACTCAGCGTTATTAGCAGCTAACCTATAAGGCGTGTTTACAGCTTTGAGTACCACATATCCCAAAGTGCTAATAGCCGAAACTGTTTGAGCAATAAGTTCATCTAGTGCTTCAGTAGCTTCTTCGTTAGTTGCAGTAGAAGCAACCAAAGTTACATTTAGCCCTAGACGGTATTCACGTCCAATAGTTTCAGCCACAAGATACGGGCTACCAGAACTGATGATAACAATAGGTGGAACAATACGTTCTGGAACATAGTCCAAAACATCCAACCCAGCATTTTGTAAGTCGAGAGCAAACTCGGCTTTAGATGCTGTTATCTCATTACTCATAGACCCGGACCTGTAAAGGGTAGGAGCATTTCTCTAGCTGCATTCATTGGGTCCTTAGCAATACGAACAGTTGTACCAAGGTCAGCGAATTGAGCCACGCCATTAGGCGCAGACCTGCGATGGAACAGTTCAGAAGCGCAAGAAAGAACAGCAGAGTCTAGAACATCAGTAGGCACTCGCCCTGACCCGACAAACTTCGCGACCATCTGATTAGCAGACGCTAAACATGAATCAACGAAACTAGATACTTCTTTAGTTCCAACATACGCCTTGAACTGTTCCACCGTTACAGCCATGATTTATTAGGCTCCAGTGTTTAGCTTGACAATTGCACCCTCGAACGGAACTGCGATAGCAGCGTAACCGTAAACAGAGTAAGTGTCCTGCAACTTGGTAACATCGGTTGAGCTTAGTCTGGTTGGGTTTCCAGCTGACTCGTATGTAGTCAATGCAGCAGAGTGAGCCAAGTATGCAGTCTTAGCGTCCATTGCTGGGTCTACAACGATTGGAAGACCAAGGATAGAACCAGTTAGACCCGGAATGTTTGAGCCACCGATAGTGTTTGAGCCATCGCCAACCTGTGAGACAACTGGACGACCAGCAGTATCAACGATTGAAACTAGACGCTTGTATGCAGTCACACCAGCAACGATGAACTCAGGTGAAAGACCTGTTGCGTTGTAGATGTAAGCAGCACCGTCAGCGATTCCACCCATTACAGCAGCAGCAGTTAGAGCTGATAGGTCGAATGTCTTACCAGTCCATGTTAGACCTGCAAGAACAGCAATGAAGTCCACGTTCATCTTCTTTGCGTAAGCAAGAGACATCGCTTGGAATGCTACGTCTAGGTAGTTCACAGTTGAACGCTCGATAGCCTGCTTAGAGATGTTTGTGTAGCCACCGTAAGTTGAAACAGCAACTGAAACAGTTGATAGAGCCACGTCACCAGTAGATAGTGCTGTGTTCTCTGTGGTCTGCTTTCCAACTGCAATTGTGTTGGTGTTTACCTTAGCGTATTCAATGGTCAGACCAGATGCTGGCAAAGCCTGAATGTTGAATGCGTTTAGAGTTGGACGACCTGAGTTAATTAGGTTGTTAATGAAGCCTACGAATGCTGGGCGAAGTGCTGCGTCTGCGCTTGTGGCACGGAACAACTCGACTGCATCTTGGTCTCCTGAAACTAGAGCCTTAGCGTACTCACCCTGTGAGCGAAACTTGGTCTCAAATGCGTTTGTAGCGATTGTTGGAGTCTTTACTAGCTCAAGTTCGCGACGGATTTCAGCCACTTCATCTTGAACAGCACGGACATCCAATTCCATGTTTTCAGACATGTTAATGGTTTCCTTACTTTGGATTGAATCCGTCACCACTTCGGCAACGGTTATTTCCTCACGAACCTCGGAGACAGATGCTCCGGTGAACGCTGGAAAACTTACGAGAGATACTTCTCTCAAATCGACTAGGGTTCTGGTAACTAAGTCAGCCTCTCTGGTCTGCTCGACAGCCATGAACCCGACTGAGAACTTGTTTATAACACCATCGCGAAGCAACGTGTACGCCTCATTACCTCTAGGAGTGTCACTGATTTTGGCTCTAATCTCAAAGCCCTGTTCAGTGTCTCTTCCCTCAAGAATCTTCCCGATAGGCTCTGAATGTTGCCAAAACAATTTCACGTCTTCAACTGAACGGATAGCACCCGGAACGAACTGCTCACGGTACATGCCACCGATGTCTGCGACCTGACCATACGGTACAGCTATTCCAACTACTTCTCTAGTTTCAGCGTCAAGGCGAACCTCAAAACTTCTAGTTTCTAAATCGGTCATACTAGACCCTCTTTCTGTCGTACTTCATCAGCAGTCATAAAGCCTGCACGAATGGCAGTCTCCCACATAGCAAATCTGTTAGCCATGTCAGCCTTGAATAAACCTTCAAAATTGAACTCAACTCTAGTGCCACGTGGTAGGCATTCACTTAGAGCATCAGAGATGGCGTCGGTGTAATTCATAATGGTGTGGCGATAAAAAGTCTGTGACTCATCGACTAGGTTGCTGTAAGTGTCGCTAGAGCCATCTACACCAGTTAGAAGAAGTCTGGCTGGAACTCCGAAAAGTCTAGCGATAGCCTGAACCTGCTGGCTCTGAACGTCAGTAAATAGAGCGTCTTTAGGATTTAGTTGTACCGTCTGCCATTCAAAGCCTTGACCTAAAACAGCAACTTTACGCTCAGACTGCTTGGCGTGCCATCTTTCAGTGATTTCGTTAGCATCTTCAGCACCAATAGGCTTATCAGTTTTTAGAATACCTGTAGGAATGCCACCAGCACTAAACCAGTTTGAAGCAAAGTTTCGAAGTTCTAAAGCAGATGCGATGTCTTTATTACATGAGTCAATCGGACCTAAGCCACGTAGATAACCAACTCGGCTAAACAGTTTTAGATGCTGAATGTCGGTTGTAGTGGTTGCGACTGGAGTATCGGCGTTTACTTGGTAGTCGTAAT